GGTAATTGAAGCGGAACAGCCAGGACGGTATATCCGCACCAAGGTTCATCTTTCCGTGGATGATGGACAGACTTGGTTTGAGGAGGATAGCGTCTGGTCACTATATAACGTCAGTTATAATCTAATCAGCAATTATTATGACAATGGTTCCTCTTTTAATAAGGCGCTACTTGCAGCCCGTGAGGAATGGAGGCTTGCACGCCGCAAGAGACTTGACCGAGGTCGCCGTGAGCATTTTAATTCCCTTCCGCCGGAACAGCGTGCGGTAGTTAAGGCAGAACGGGCAGAGGCATGGAAGCTTCGTAAGGAGCAAGCAGCCGAACGTAAGGCACAAAAGACTGCCCGTATTATGTCACAGATGCTTGAGATTGGACCGGAACTTGTCCGTCTTAAGGAAGATATTGAAAATGCTATTCGCCTTATGGCGAAGGGCGGCGTTGATCGTGCATTTCCTTATTACCACAGTCGTCGCCGGTATCTTAGCACCGCTAAGTGGGCGGTAAACGACATTCGGCGTCATATTGAAAACGCACAGAAGCGAGCAGAAGAAAAGAATAGCTGAATATACCTTATAAATTTAAAGAAACCTGTCTCATTATAAACGATATGAGACAGGTTTTAATATTTTTAGCGGGTTTGGTTGTTGGTTGTACCGATAGAACAACTGACGTATTGGATGCTGGAACATATGTTCCCGATGCTGGCACGATATGTAGTGAGGATGGTGGAATTGATAACGACATTAACAATTGCGGCGGGTGCGACCACGTTTGTCCATTTACTATAACTGATCGTTGTAATTTAAACGAATGTAATTGTGGTAATAGTCCTGCGTGTGATTATAACACGGAAGAGTGTCGTTTTGGAGTTTGTAGACCAACCGATATTACTGGTGCGGTATGTGAGTTTGATGATCAATGTGGATATCCGAGTTCTGGATATGGATGCATTATAGGACATTGCACTCGTATAGAATGTGTTCCAGAAGTTTGTGATAATCTTGATAATGATTGTGATGGAACGATTGATGGAGATAGTCGTGGTCCAGTATCTCGTTGGTGTTACGATAGAGATTTAGGTGCGACAGAAGTATTAAATCCTCCATGTGAGCGTGGTGTTCAAGTATGTTATGAAGGCTATTGGGATGAATGCATAGGTTCTATTCCTCCTCGTATAGAGAGTGGGACATACGCTTGTGACGACATAGATAATGATTGTGATGGTTGTGTTGACGGCGTGTTAAGTTCTACGGGTTGCGTTCCATTTCCCTCGGAGGGCTTTGACGTTGTTTATGCGATAGATACGTCTGGTAGTATGGCATTAAGAATAGCAGCCGTTAAAAGGGCTACAGACGCCTTTACAAGCACGTTTAGTGGAGATACATCATTCCGATTTGGACTTGTATTGGTGCCGGGTTCCATAGACGGACAAGTTAGTGTAGTTACTCGTCTTGTTCCTTTTTCTATATTTAATCCAATATTGAATTCAAGCTTTCTTGGTATTGGAGGAGGAAGTGAACCTTCATATGATGCGGTATATATGTTAGGGATGGATGATGAATTACGTATTGGATGGAGAGAGAATGCAGTAAGGATTATTATATTGTTTACTGATGAAGCTGGGCAAAGTTATAGAGAGCCAAGAATAACGGAAACTGATATGTGTTCTGCATTAACTCATGGGGAAGTATTTGCATATGTTGTAGATCCTGTAGTTGCAAGAACATATAATGAATGTGGAATAGAGTTTGAGTTAACGAGTGATCCAATTGCAATGGCAGATGCATTAAGGGACATTATTCGTGATCCTTGCGATATAACTCCTTGATATTATTGAAGAATTAATACCTTGAAATATCTTATAATCAATGTTATGCTGATTATATGAAGAATGAAAAGAGCCGGTTGATGAAGCACGTTTATATTGTGCGAGGGATCGTGAGTGACGTGTCGAGCGAGATCCTTAAGGTCTTTGAGCTTGAGCGTGATGCCGAGCGTTTTGTGAGTGAGTTTCCTCTGGACGAGAATGGTCTTCCGCAGGGCTATGATGATATTTACGTTGCACTTACTTGCGGCAACTTCGATTTCCATGGAAGACTGAAAATTGTCCCTGCCACGCTTTCCTCGGTGGAGGTTTGAACATGGTTCGTGATCGTCGCAATCGTCGTATTGGGGATATTCAGCGTGATCTTCGTCCCGACCAGGGTGGAGACATTCTTTCGGAGTTTATGCTTGAGTTTGTTTGGCCTCTTGCCACTTTTGTTGTTCTAATGGCTTTGCTTATTTTGGTAGTATATCTATGAGTAATATTAAACCGCTATATACGGAGAAGAACCGCACGGCGCTTGCAGAACTTATCGTTAACCGAATGTCATATGAGGAGTTGGTAGATTATGCAACTTATATGATTGCTTCTTCATATGATAAAAACGTAGATCATTTTAACACGGATTGGGAACTTGTTAACGAGGAAGATGTCTAAATTTAAAGTTGGACAGCTTGTTCGTTTAAAGCACATTAACGTTAACGCTGTGCTTGATGATCTGCCTGACGTGCGTGTATATATCATTGATGGATATGGGCAAGAAACAAGGCAATTGCGTTGGGATTGGATGCCTATTAATAGCATTGGGATTATCGTAGGAGAATGGGACAAGAATTCTTTCGACGTATTGATCAATGAAAAGCTGATTAATATATCGTATACGTATTTGGAACCGCTTTAATATTTATCCCGTATGCAAACAATGCGAGATATATTTTCCATATGGAAACAACGATCCAACTGTGAAGCCACGTTAGGAGGAATTCCTTTAAGACTACGTATGTTAACAACTCCAGAAGAGCAGGAAAAAGGATTTATGTTTGAGCCCGAGCCGGATGATGGCTTTGGGCTTTTTTTCGTTTATCCTGAGCCAAAGGCTTTAGGATTTTGGATGCGGAACGTTCCTTTTGATTTGGATCTTGTCCCTTTAGATGAAGATATGAGAGTGTTAGGAGTTCATCATTTATTAGCAGATGATGAAAGAACGTGTAAGATTAAACGTCCTTGTCGTTATGTGTTAGAATTAGCTAATGGTTGGTGTGAAAGAAATGGAGTAGGCGTTGGAGCAAAGCTTCATATCAATGAACGATAAGACGAGCAATAATTTTAACGCCAGGAACTTTTAATCTTTGAACGGCGGCTATATTCTTTGGACTATCATCAAAGAACTCAATCTCTTTATATCCAAACTTCATAGCTACCATCTTAATCCATTGAGCTTTCATTTCCGGATCGCTATTGCCGAGGGCAACAACAGGAATTTCTGGGATATCGTTTAAACGAAAGAATTCCCGAGCTGGTTCTTCACTTCCACGTGCGGTAAGAATAACTGCGCTGTCAGTTCCATGTTTTGCAATAACAAGCTTTAATATTTTTGTTGTCCAACGTATAGCTTTAGGATCTTTTAATCCTTGAAAGTCGGAATAATCAAATTCATCGCCGGGTTCTTTTTCATATACCGCATATTCTGCTGGATTTAAATCTAACAGCTCACCCGAAGCTTTTTTAATATGAACTTTGCTATTTGTTTTTACAAGAGTATCATCAAGATCGAATATACGTAATTTCTTTCCAGCTTGCAACGTTTCTTTGATGATTTCATGTATATAAGTTTTTAAAATTTGATTGCTCATAATATCATACTAATTAGTAATATGTCAACATTTAATACAACAATGTCCCCAACTCCATTTGGATTTTTTGATAGTGATACGGCATTTCAAAATGATGCAGATAAAGTCGTTACATTCGTTTTAAGAAAGCTTGGAGAAGACGTATTAAGCGTTGAATTGACAAAGAAAATGATTTGGGCTTGTTTTGAAGAGGCTACCCTTTACTTTAACGCAGTCATGATTGAATATCAAGCCAAATCAAATTTATCTTCTCTTCTTGGAACCCCTACCGGAAGTATTGACCCTGCTACTGGCAAATATAACCTCAATTTAATTAATAACTACGTTCAACCAAACTTTGAATTCATCATAAGACAAGCAGAGCCATATGCTTCAGAAGTTGGATACGGTCAATCTCTTCAAAGTTATTCTGGTTCTATTAAATTGGAATTAGGTCGTCAAGATTATGATATATATGAAGAATTAAAAGATGAAGCAGGCAATCGTCTTGCTGCTTATATGGGCACCGGCTCCCTTGATGTTCGTGGTAGAATGAAAATATTTGAAGTATATCATTATGCTCCAATTCAATATGTATTTAATAGCAATCTTGCATCTAATTTCGTTGCTTCAGGTCTTCCAGTAGAAAGCTACGTTCCAGATACACGCTTCTACGTTCTTCCCTTGTTTGAAGACGTATTGAGAGCTGGAATGTTAGATATGGCTTCTCGTGTAAGACGTTCTCATTATACTTATAAAATATCTGGAACTGGTATCCGAATATTCCCAACTCCAAATAATCTTATTCCATTCTTTAATGATAAACTGTGGTTAAGAGTTGGCTTTCCACCCTCGGCTGCTCCAGGCATTGTTGGTACATACTTTAGCGGCTCATTAGAGGCGTCTGGAAGCCTCCAGGATCCTGCTACACCGTCCTCCGTGTTATTCGGTGTCAGTAACCCAGGAAACATTCCTGCGGGCTTTATAACGTATTCTTCTCTCAACCCATGGAGTAGAAATTGGATTATTCTTTATACTTTGGCGGTTGCTAAAGAACTTCTTGGACTTGTTAGAACCAAGATGAAGACAATCCCAATCCCAGGAGCAGAATTAACTCTTAACGGTGATGAACTACTTGCTCAAGGAAGAGAAGATAAAAAAGACTTATTGGTTGGTGATACGGGCATTATAACTAAACTTGATGCCTTGACCTACGATAAACTTGCAGAGCTTGAAGCAAATAGAGCAGAAAATAATATGAAACTATTGCAACATATGCCTTTCCCCCCACGCTATACCTTATTTATTGGATGAGTAGTCAAAAGCTCCCCTCTGATCCATCCATATATAATGATAAGTGGAACGCTACCAATTAGAAGAAGAAGATATGAACCTATTAAAAGAATATATCCGTCTTATAATCAAAGAGCAATTGGAAGAAGATATTGATATCCAAAAATTATCTCCTGCAATGATCGGGGTTTATTCTTTAGCCCAAGCGATGAATAGATTGATATATGAGGGCGGTGCGTTACCTGGAGCTATTCCAATCGACATAATAGATGCTGGTCAAAAACTACAATCTGCTCCAATGGCAACAGATACAGAAAGAAAAGCTGGGGTAAGTTTTCAATCTGATCGTAATAGTTTCAAACTTTATCTTAATCCGAATTTAAAAAAACCTGAAATGATTGGCAATGACGAAACTCATGATCTTATTCATGCTTTTACCGGACATTTAGCTAAAAAATTTGGAAAAAGAAAACAGTCTATAGAGAAAAGTGGTCAATATTCTACAACTCCTACAGAATTTAATAGAACACGGCTTGATAAAGATGCTATAAAGCTTTACAATGATGCTTTTTTAAGAGCATTTAAATTTAATCCGCCGCAAGAAGTTTTTACAAAACCTTTTAATATGGACCAATCCGATTATATAAAATGGTTTATGGATATATTTGCTGACAAAAAAGAAAAAAATGTTAGTAGTAAATTTGATTTTGATATTAAGAATTTAGGTAAGGATACGTATTGGGCGGTTTTAGGTGACGATTTTTCACCAGGCAGACTTAGTAAAAGATATTATGTTGGTTATGAAAAATTTAAAAAACCTTTTAATTTCGTTGATTACAGTCAAGCAGATGTTCCTTTTCGTGCTCCATTGCCGCCTATAAAATACAATCAATCATTTGAAGATGAAGAAGAGCTGGGCGTTACTATGATTGCTGAAATTTCGAAATATGTAACCAAAGGAAAGATTATATCCAATCCAGCAAAGATGGCAAAAAAGATAAGAACTGAATATTCAAAATCTCTTGGATTAACAAATATAGATCCAGATGACTTTAAACATCGTTATGATACTGCCGAAGTTGAAAATACAATGAAAAGATTATTTGAGTTATATAACGTATTTGTTGATAGATATAAGAAAGCTCAATCAAATCCGTCTGCAATAACTGTTTGAAATTACATTAAAATGTCAGGTTGCCCTATTTATCTATATGTCAAGGTTATTCATAACAAGCCGAGAGATCCAGTTTATCAATGACATTACCAAGGAATTGGTAAAAGACGTAATTGGGCAACAGATAATTTATTATCCTATTTCTACGATGAAGACCCAAATTCATCCAATATATGAAGAAGCAATTGAGAAGATATTTGAAAATCCAATTCGTTTAGATGTTATGGCTGGACAACCCAACTGGGAAACTAAATGGAACCAATTTGGTAATGAGCAAGTCAATAAGTTTGAGTTGTTTGTTCAAGCCCGTGACCTCTTAGATAAGGGCTATAACCTTAATGAAGGCGACTTCTTCCTTTATGGCGACCAACTATATGAGTTAGTTACTTTCGTTCCTATTAACAACATATACGGTCAAGTAGAATATACAACCGGTTATAAGTTAGAAGGCAAAGTAGCACGCAAAGGTCAATTTGATGTTAATGTCTTTAAACAAATGCTTAAAGATCAAGGCGTTAAGTATATTGATAGTAATGTTACTAAGGTTTGGCAACAACAACGTGGTCTTACGGAGAATATTGAAGGAGAAACGTTGGACAAACGTCAGATGCGTAATAGATTGGCAGAAGATATGGCTCCAATAGCATTAGACGAAGGCGCTCGTATTATTAATATAGATGCGGATCCAGATCCTACACATAAACCAGAGGAAGCAAGTTCTTTTGATAATAATAGTCCAACTTACGTAGAACCAACAGATATCTATAACGAAGACTGATACTTAGATATATGGCTGTTGACCCAAAAGAGAATGTCACAAGACAGAACATACCACAAGACCCAAGAAATCCTAAAGATCATCTTGATAGTGGTTATGAAAACCAGCCAAGCTTAGATTTCACTATCCCTCCAGTTGGTATAGAAGATATCGATTTTGCCATTCATCGTTTATTTGATAAGACTATTGGTTTTAATACTTTCATGGTGAGCGCCGCAAAAGGTCCGCAAAATGTAAAGAAACCATATGTTATCTTTGCTACCGGTGAAAGATTTGCTCTTGCAAAACGTCTTAAACCACCAAGAGATAAAAATAAAGTCCTTATTCTTCCAGCTATATCCATTCGTAGGACCGCTATAGAACAAGCTCCTGATGATATTACCGGTAGAGGCATGAACCAATATACTGGGGTTATAACAATAAAAAGAAAATTAGCTCCAGAAGATAGAGATTATCAAAACCTTGTTAACAAACAAGGATTAAAGAACTTACAAAGCGTTCTTTCTGGATTACCAGCTTCTAATAGACCTACCGGCGATGATAAAAATGAATTGGAAGTTGTTCAAGGTGGATTGTTACAAAATAGACTATCTGCAAATAACATATATGAGATAATAACAATTCCGCAGCCACAGTTTTTTACTGCGAAGTATGAAGTTGTGTTTTGGACGAATTATACCCAACACATGACATATCTTATTCAAACATATATGACCTCTTTTCTTCCACAGTTTAGAGGGCATAAATTAGAAACCGATAAAGGTTATTGGTTTCTTGCATACACAGAAGACAGTTTCTCCAATGGAGAAAACATCGATCAGTTTGAAGGTGAGGAGCGTCTTATAAAATATACCTTTAATATTAACGTTAAAGGTTATTTATTGGCTGCTCAAGCGCCTACAAATGCTGTTCCTGTAAGACGTTGGATTAGTTGTCCAAACATCGTATTTGATATGAGTATTGCTGGAGATATACAACCAAAAGACGTTTTGGAAAGACCTCCAATCAAAGATACTCCTAATGACGGTTTTACATTAACAGATATCGATATGGACCCCGTAACAAAACAAACTCCTACAACAAAACAGAAGTTTATGGTCAATAAAACAATATTTGATGCATCAACAGGAAAGAAAAGAAAGAAATACGTATCTATCTTAGATACCAATCAAAAAAAGGGGGAGACTGTTTTCGCCGCCTCAGATATTGAAACCTTGGAAGAATATTTAATATCATCCAAATAAACAGGAAATAGTAGAGCAGATGCCCCTAATTAGAAAAAGAAAAAGGCAAAAAGCTCGTATCTAAGATAAGAAGGATAAAATCAATGCCGCAACAACTTTTTAATTTCCCAGGCTTTTTTGATCGTGAAATCGATCTAACCGCACGAACCGCCGGACCTGTTGGTATACCAGCAGGTTTAATTGGCGCAGTCCAAAAAGGACCGGCGTTCGTTCCATACACACTTGGATCATTTAATGATTTCGTAACGAAGTTTGGTGGCTATGATCCAAAGTTACCAGCCCCATATGCGGCAGATAAATTTTTACAAAACCGGAATGCGCTTACATTCGTAAGAGTATTGGGAGCTGGCGCAAATGTAACTGCTGCTGATATATCTGCAACAGATACGGCTGGCATTGTTAAAAGCGCCGGATTTAAATTAAGCGGCACGGTTGCAACAAATACAGGTGCTCGGGCGCATGGTGCGGTGCAGTTCTTGGCAGCACGCCATCAACTACAAGCAAATCAAGGCATTGGTTTCCCAATGTTTACTGATAATGATAGCTTTGCCGACGCCGCCGATGGTTCTGGATTTGTTAATCTTATTCGTGGTGTAATATTTGCAGCATCTGGTTCCCGGATTATGATCATGTCTGGTTCTGGCGAAACGTTTAACCCACTTCTTGATGACGTTGCCGTTTATTCTACTCCAGCAGACAGTGAAGAACCATATTTCAAGATTGTAATCTCTACTTCTCTTGGTTCAACCTTTGGAAGCGCAGATGGATTAGCCGGGATTAGAATTCTATCTGCTTCCTTCAATCCAACATCCGATCTCTACTTTGCAAAGCTTCTTAACACAGATCCAGCAAAGTTTGAACAAGAACAACATTATGTTTATGCAGATTTTGCAGTAGACGATGAAGTTGCAACAGTCATTCAAAATACGGTATCTGGCGTTCTAATCGCTTCTGGTTCTGGCAATACTTCTGCTACATCAGGTTTGTCTTCAACTCGATTCATTGAGCTCTTTGGACGTTTTGACACACGTTTTAAAACGCCAAAAACACCAAGCTTCATTTCTCAACCATATGGTTCAACAGAATATAATCTATTCCACATTGAAGCCATTGATGATGGCGTATATTCAAATGATAAGATTAAAATTTCTATTCAAAATATTATTGCCTCTACCAATCCAACAAATCCATATGGTTCATTCACATTAACGGTTCGTCAATTTGGAGATACGGATTATAATCAAGCTGTTATTGAGCAATTCAATGATCTTACCCTTGATCCAGAAAGTGACAAATATATCGCCAAAGTTATTGGCGATGCAAAGGCATATTATAACTTTGACGTAGAAGATCCAAATGATCGACGCATCATTCGTTCTGGCAAATATCCAAATATGTCAAACTACATTCGTGTAGTTATGAATGAGATGGTAGAACAAAAGATGGTTCCTGGAACCGTGCTACCATTCGGTTTCCGTGGTCCTCAACTATTAAATACAAATCCATTATTAACAGATGTAAGTTCTTCAACGGCAACAGACATTCGTCTTGCAGGAAGCGGTTCTGCTAATACGTTTGGTCTTAATGGTGCAATAGTTCCACCAATCCCATACCGTTTCAGAGTAACACGAGGCGCTGTTACTGGAAGTGGTCTTGTAACTCTACCAGGGGCACAAGAGATTACAGATGGAAGACTATATTGGGGCGTTAAGTTTGAACGTAACAACAATAACGTTCTTAATACTAATATTAACGGTGAGCTTAACAACATCATTCCATCCTTCACAAGATTTGCTGGCATTGAAAAGCTTGACGTTCTTGTGACCGGTTCTTCAACGGACGATTTTAATGATAATAAGTTTACTCTTGCAAGAGTAGCTATTGGAACAACTGGATTTGCATTCCTTACATCATCTGTTGGAACTCAAATGAAGAATGCTGTATATGTTCGTAATGGAGTAGTTGATCCTTCTGACTATACAGTAACCGGAAGTTGTGTTTCTGGCAGTCAACTTACTTTTGCAAGTCTTGTTCATAGCGGCACGCAACCAATCCAATTCAATAGATTTAATAACTTTGCCAAATACACAGTATTCATGTATGGTGGATTTGACGGTGTAAATCTTCTTGACCCACACGCACAAAATTTTGATGATCGTTCTACTTCAACAGAAAATGGCATTGGCGGTTATGGCGGTGCAAATGCGAATTATGATAGCCCAGGATTTAATTTCAATCAAAATGGAGTTGGATTTGCAAATAACCAAATATATTCTTACAAAGTAGCTACAACTATTATTACAGATCCAATTGCTTCAAATATAAATCTATTGGCAATCCCAGGTCAACGTGAACCATTTGTAACTGATTATGCTTCTGATGCCGCTGCTGGATTTGGTTTAGCTCTATATTCTATGGATATTCCAAATTACAACTCTGATGGTGATAGAATATTTGATGGAACAACAACTGGAACTGGAAGTTACATTAACGTTCAAAATACGGCAGATCAATTTGACAGCCGTGCAATAAACAATGATTTCGTTGCCGCATATTTCCCAGATGTTGTCATGACAGATCCAGCAAGCGGGAAAAGAATTACGGTTCCAGCTTCCGTTGCTTCTCTTGCTGCAATCGCTTATAATGACAAGGTCGCTTATCCATGGTTTGCTCCAGCCGGATTTAACCGTGCTGCACTCAACTTCGTATCTCTTACAAGAACAAGAGTAAATCAGAATGAACGTGAGAAGCTATATCAAGTAAGAATTAATCCAATCGTCAAGTTCCCAAATGAAGGTTACGTAATCTTTGCACAAAAGACGCTTAATGCTGAGAAGTCTTCTCTTGAGAGCATTAATGTTCAGCGCATGGTTATGGATGTTCAACGTCAAGTTATCGATATTGGAAATAGATTAATCTGGGAGCAACTAACTCCAGCTCTTTATCAAGATTTCGTTGCTAAAGTTTCTCCAGTATTAGCTTTGGTCCAATCCAGAGGTGGTTTGAGACAGTTCAAGGTTGTATGTGATGCAACTAATAACACAGAACTTGATCGTGAGAACAATAGAATGAATGCTAAGATTTACTTACTACCAGTTAAGGCAGTTGAGTTTATCGCAGTTGACTTTATTATCACCAGAGCAGGCGTTCAATTCGGCTGATAATAATAGTTAATACAAGAGAGTTTAATATAGAAAAGGCACAACAACAATGACACAGATATCATTCAAATCAGCCGGTGTTTCAGCCAGAACAATCGATCTAACAGGACCAACAGCAATACAACCATCCGGTATACCAGCAGGTATAATCGGCACGGCAATCGCTGGCCCAGCTTTCGTTCCTGTAACCTTAGCCACTACAAACGATTTTATAGCAACATTCGGAGAAACAACTAATGACATATATGTTGGTCCATTAGCTGTTTCTGAATGGTTAAGAAACGCTCAAGCTGCAACGTTTATTCGTGTTCTTGGTGCGGGTTCCGGCGCCGCCCGGCAGGTCAATTCTCCTCGTGGAAGGGTTGCTGGCGGTGGCTACGTAGTTGGCGAACAACTTCCGGAAGGAGCAGGCGCTCTTGGTAACAATCCTTATGCTACTGTTGGTAATCCCCTCGGCAGAACATATTTCCTTGGCGCATTCATGAGCCAATATGAATTGCTTGGTGTAAATCCCGTTGTTAGTTCTTCGATATTTACAGATTCGGGTTTATCTGCTTCTGGTGTCCCAGTTGTTCGTGGTGTATTGTTTGCTGCCTCTGGAACTCAACTATTATTATCTTCTTCATTTGGCGGGGGCGTAGCACCAGCCGGTCACGTAACAGGCTCTGTCAATCTTCGAAACTCTCTTGAAGAATTCGTCATGTTCGTATCCGGTCAAACCAATACGGATCCGATGTATAGAAATGTTATAACGGCTTCTTTTGATATTGATGCTCCAAATTATTTCGGAAACATAATGAATAGAGATCCACTAAAGCTTGAACAGGCTGGTTACATGTTACAAACTGATTGGGTTATCCACCCATCATACGCAGTTGTAACTGGAGCTAACGTTATTAGCGGTTCTACCGAAGTATTGGCACTTAGAACATCTGGTTATGAAAACGTTGCATTCCTTATTACCGGTTCTCAAGCAAGAAATACTGGAACAACAACGGCTCCAAACTATGAAAACTTTGAAGACCGTTATCGTTCACCAAAGAGTCCATGGATTATATCTCAAAAGTTCGGCGGCAAACCAGTTAATCTTTTCCGCATTCACTCTTTGGATGACGGTATATATGCAAACAATAAAGTTAAAATCTCAATTGAAAACATTGCGCCAAGCCTTTCTGACGTAAATCTTTATGGAACATTTGATCTTCTTGTAAGAGATTTTGCAGATAATGATAAAAAGAAAGTTGTTCTTGAAGCATATCGTGGATTATCACTTGATTCAACATCTCCAAACTATATTGCTCGTGTTATTGGTGATTATAATACTTTCTATAACTTTGATGCAAATGATGGAGATGCAAGATTAATCACTCTTGGAAACTATACGAATAACTCAAAATACATTCGTGTAGAGGTTGCTGATGCAGTAGATGCATCGGATGTTGATGCAACGGCTCTCCCAGTTGGTTTCCGTGGTCCAGCCCACTTAGTAACATCTGGTTCTGCTCCTCTTGCGGCGTTCAGCGCAGTTGGTCCAACTGGTTATACAGTCGCAAATCCATTCCAAAAGACTGTTCAAATCCCAGTTCCATTACGTGAGAACTTGGTTAGAGGCGAGTCTCCAAATACAGTAGCAGACAAGGGACTATATTGGGGCGTTCAATTTGAACGTAAAATAAACGCTCTTCAACCAAATGCAAGCACAATTCGTGAAACCAGCGTTGAAAGCTTTGCAGCTTACTTCCCAGACTTCCAACAAGACAGCGTTAACTTCGTAGTCATGGACAATGAAGGAGTTCTTGATACGGCAGCAAACGGAATTCTTGATGCTGACCGTTTCAATAACAACGGCTTCTCTCTTGAGAATGTTGAGATCGTAATAAACTCAACGACTGGATTGGCTGATACTACGCAAGTAGTAGATTGGAGCTATGTAAGAAATGGAGCGATAACTCCAACTGTTACAACAAGAGCATTGACAGTAGCAGATCTTTCTGACCCATCAACACGACAACTTGCCAAGTTCAATCTTTTCATCCAAGGCGGATTTGATGGTGTTAATATCTTCAACTATGATGAACGTTATTTGACAAACAAAGCAATCAATGAAGAACTTGATTACACTTCAAGACTTCTACAATTGGGACCAACTGTAATGGCATACAATACTGCACTTGATTTGATAGCTGATGCAACTGAAATTGATGTTCAAGCATTCATCGTTCCTGGTATTCGTAATCCAGTTATTACGGACAGAGCTTTGCAAATCGCTGAAGGTAGATTTGATGCCATCTATATCATGGATATAGAAAAATATGATACAGTTAATATGCTTATCACAAGCAGTAATCAGGTTGAGTCTGTAAGATATACTGCTCTTAATTTCCGTGATCGTGGCATTAACAGCTCCTTTGGCGCTTGTTACTTCCCAGACGTAATAATGCAAGACGGCATCTCTAATACTCTTCGTGAAGTTCCATCTTCCGTTGTTGCTCTTGGAGCTTATTCTTTCAATGACTCGGTAGCATTCCCATGGTTTGCTCCAGCCGGCTTTGCAAGAGGCGCTCTTGCAACAACGGAGCGTTCAACTCTACAACTATCCAGAACAAACATGGATGATCTCTATGAAGTTGATATCAATCCAATCGTATCCTTTGCAGGATCTGAAGGATTGGTAATCTGGGGTCAGAAGACAATGTATGCACAACAATCTGCTCTTGATCGTGTAAACGTTCGTCGTCTACTTCTCTCCATCCGTAGACAAGTTCGTCAAGTTTCGAACAGAATTCTCTTCGAACAAACTCTACCAGAGACGCTCGCACGTTTCTCACAGTTGGTTAACCCAATCCTACAAAGAGTTCAAAATCAACGTGGTGTTGATCGTTTCCTTGTTCGTATCGATACATCTACAACAACTGAAGCAGACTTTGAGAACAAGACGATCCGTGGTAAGATTTACTTACAACCAACACGCACCCTCGAGTTCTTGTCTGTAGACTTCGTAATCAACAACCCAAGCAACTTCGGTCAAGGTTGATATATTATCTAATAGGCATATAAAATGAAAATTACATTAGAACAACTTAAACGTTTAATTCGTGAAGCTACTGAAGACGTTGACCGTGTTAAACCATATTCGGCGGCTGAATTATTGAAAGCTTTAGAAGATGCTCCTGACGAAGCTTTTGATGATGAACCAAAAGAAGAAGGTGAAGAAGAAGACGTTGAAGATTATCATGATCCACGTCCTGGTGATTTTGCCCGCAGAAGACTTGAAGAGGGTGCCATAAGACTTGTTTATACAAATCATGGTATTCTTACAGAAGAACATGTTCGTGAACTAAAAGAATACGGATATGAAATGGAAGAATGTGGTTCTTGGGAAGTTGAAGGACCAAGCATGAGAACTCATCATGATGAGCCGGTAGCTAAAGTTGTTATTCTCGGTCCAGGACAAGAAGATGTGATTGAAGAAGGTGACACATCATCTCCTTCTGTTGGCGGTTCTGGACCTGGAACACAAGTAGCCGTAGGAATGCCAAGTGGTCCCGGAGGAGCTCCTTCACCATCTGGCGCTGCTGTGGTAGCAGAACGCTTTAATCGTCATGCAGAAGCTTTATTAGAAGCCTGGTTGGAAGAAGAACTTCATGGCGACCAAGATAAGCTTGATTTAGACGATGATGGTGAGATTGAAGCAAGTGATCTTGCGATGTTGCGCCATGGATTAACTGACAAACAAGTTGGCGAAGACAGAAAACGTAGCTGAAGTTTAAGAAAATCAGATTTCAAATATATTTATTATTAAGAAAAAGGGTAAAAGATTATGGCCGACACACTATCAGTAACAGATATGTTACCAACAAAGTTTGAACCACTTATTAAAAGACGGTTCGTATTTGCTATTGAAGGAGTAGATGCATTCTTAATCAAGTCTGCTGCACGTCCACAAATGACATTTGATGAAGTTACTATTCCATGGATCAATAGCACACGTTACCTCGCTGGTAAGGGCACATGGGGAGAAATGAGCGTTACGCTTTATGACCCAATTGCTCCATCTGGTGCTCAACAAGTAATGGAATGGATCCGCACGTGCTTTGAAAGCGTTTCTGGTCGTGCAGGTTATGCCGATTTCTATAAGCGTGACATTCAAATCAAGATGCTTGATCCTGTTGGAACGGTAGTTCAGCTTTGGGACGTTAAGGGTGCTTGGTGTAAATCTGCCAATTTCGGTGAAATGGCTTATGATGGTAACGACCCAGCAGATATTCAGCTTTCTATTCGCTTCGATAACTGCGTTCTTCAATTCTGATTACAAATACAGTTATCCTTTCGTAGAAAACCTGGGAGAGTTCTCCTGGGTTTTTCTATTTATAGCATATGGATATGATAGAACAATCAATGAAACAATATGAGCGTATTCGTAAAGGATATCCTCGGTTATTCACAGACGCTCAAAAGATTGCAAAGCTCATTATAAAAGCCTCTAAAAAGGATTTTGAGCCCATTAAAACTTGGCGCTACCTACAGAGGTTGAAGCAAATAGAAAGCCGTAAAAAGGGTTATAGCCCGGTTCCTGATATGGTTATTAACATCTTCTTTGATGCGAAGTTAACTCGTGATGAAGAACGTGCGAAGATAAAACAATATTATTTAGACGTTATAAGAGCTGGACAAAAAGATATTAACGATATGTCTTTAATAAAAGAATATATTCATCATATCTTAAAAGAACTTTGATTAGATAAACTGATTTATACAAACTAAGCTGTCATTATACAATTGAAGAGTTATATCAATTGGAGGAAGAAATAATGTCAGAAACAGATAATAGAGAGTTGCATAATGCGATTTTAGCAGCTCAAATGGCTTCACAAAACGTTGGTGCAACCGGTGGAGAAGGTCAACCAATATCCGCTCAACAATATGCTCGTCAAGAACTCGGCGTTGAGATTCCAGTAGATGCCGTTCCTTTACCATCAAAAGGTAGAGTTTATCCACAAGGACATCCATTATGTGGAGCTGAGTCAGTTGAATATCGTGCAATGACTGCAAAAGAAGAAGATATTCTAATGTCTCAGGCTCTTATTAAGCGTGGAACCGTTATAACAGAACTTATCAAATCTTGTCTTATCAATAGAGATATAGATGTGCAAAGCCTTTTATCTGGGGATAGAAACGCTTTAATGATTGCAATACGTGCTACCGGTTATGGTAACATATATGAACCTCAATATTCCTGTCCATCATGTGAATTTAAAAATGATTTACAGATTGATCTTAATCAACTTGGAATTAAGCCTTTAACATTGGAACCAGTTGTTCCTGCTGGTAATCTTTTCAATTTCAACTTGCCTGTATCCAAGAAGACAATAACATTTAAGTTTCTAACCGGTAGAGAAGAAGAAGAGATTGTTAATGAGACTGAGATTAGAAAGAAAAAGGGTCTATTAAATTCTAATCTTATCACCTCTCGACTTTTACGTTCAATTGTTGCAATTGATGGTAACGATAACAAGAGCCTTGTCTCACGTTTCGTTCAATATATGCCAGCTCGTGATTCATTACTTCTTCGTGAACATATCGATACACATGAACCCGGTGTAGATATGAAAGTTGAATTCCGTTGTTCAAGTTGCGATCACTTCGAGGAGGTTGCCCTTCCGATGGGTCCGACGTTTTTTTGGCCTAACTTCAAGCGATAAAGAAGCGGTTCTCCTTGAGCCATTCTTCTTATTAGGCTATTATTTCGGGATGGATTGGAATACATATTACAACTATCCAATCGCCTATAAGAGATGGCTCATTAAGAGAATAGAAAAAGAAATAAGTAAAGCTCACGAATCTCAGAATGATATCCCGAGTAAAGCGCCACATCACAATACCCCAGATATAAGATCCCTTACTGGGAAAACAAGATCACAAGTTCCGCATAATTTACAACGCTTTACTTAGATCAAACAAAACTATACCTGTGCCTCATAGACCAAATCTTAACAATCAAAAACGTATCTTAAGAAGACCCAGATGATGTAATGCCATATAGGCTCCATCTGGGTTTCTTATTTTTCCATCAAATAAAAGATTTTCTAAGTCTTCCATATCTACAACGGCAACTTCTAAAAACTCATTATCATCTAAGTCTAAATCTTTAGCTACCTTCTTGCATCCAGTAGATATATACACGTGTCGCAGACCAGATGAATATGGGGAATAGCTTCGGCTTGATAAGAATTCTATATTGCCTTCATATCCAGTCTCTTCTAATAGTTCTCTCTCAGCGGCTCTGGAAGGCTTTTCTCCAGGGTCTATCATGCCACCAGGTAGTTCGAACTCTACTCGCTCTATGCCTGGCCTAAACTGTTTTACGAGCACTATTTGACCATCTTCAGTCATAGGAAAGATATTGACGCTATCTGGGGTTCTATCAATGAAAGAAGTATAAGGTTTGCCATTAGGCAACAAGAAGGTTTTTTGAATGACCTTTTTCTTGTAGCCGGTTGGTTTGTGTGAGAAGGTATAAAACTTTTCTTTTAACTTTTTCATTTCAGTCTTTTCTGGAACGTTTGCCAGAGCATTTCCATTTTTTTCTGGAAAGTCTGAGGGGACTGTTAGCATCTTTAGCGGCTGAAGGATGATCTTTCATTTGACCGTAAGAGCGAGCACAGTAGCTATCTCCCTTTGATGTTCCTGGAGCAATGGAATAACCTTTAGCTCCGTAACGAACTGTTTTCTTATTCTTGCCAGAACCGACAACCTTTTTATATTTCTTTGGACCTCTATAGCCCTTTTCTTCTTGAACCCCTTCATTGATTCCTTCAAAATCTAATCCGCCATAGTAATCTACAACAAATTCCGTTGCATCACCAATAGCATTATCTATTTTATCATTAAATTCTTGTTGATTTTTAACGATACCAGCGGCTTTTTGTATTTCTTCAAAAGGAATATAAATATTGACGTATTTGGTTATAAGGCTTTCAACTTTTTGAGTATTATTTTCTTCTGCTGCCGTTTCTATTTCATCCACGGAGTCAATATAGTTCATTATTAGCCGAGTTAATGGATTTAAGCTTTCAATTTCATCATTGATGTTTTCAAGAAGATAAGATAATAGTTTTTTTAAGTTTTTCATTTTAAGCTCCAATCAGAGTGGCCAAGCTTTGCCAGTTTTTTCTTCAAAAGCTTTTTTAGCAACATTTTGAGCATTAAGTTTTTCCATTACGGTTTCAACTGTTGCGCCGTCACGTTTAAGTTCTTCTTGATATTCTTTTGAAGCACGAATTACTTCTTGGGTTGCTGCAATTTGTTCTGGAGTTCCTTGAAGCTTAAATGGAAAACCAATTTCTCCTTGTTCAGAACCTTCTTCTGCTTGTTCTTCCATTGAATTTGCAAGCTTTTTAAGTCCAACTTGAGCTAATCTTGCTGCGACACCTGCAAAGAATAATTTACCTGCCCATGATAGACGAATTTCGTTAAGTTGTTGTTTAGATTTTTTATCTGACATTATATTGCCTCAATACCTTAAAATTTTAGATCCGATTGTAATTATGAGAAGACCGGATAAACACTACAAGTTAAATAGTAAAACATGGCATCAAACATTGAAATAACGGCACAACTGAATAAAATGCTTTTAGAGCAAAATCAGTTATATCTTACGCAAGCTAAAATTCAGCGTGGACAATTGGCTATTATGCAACAAATGGCTGAAGCCATGGGCAATGTTGATGTTTCAAAGTTGAATGAAAACTTTAAGCAAATCAATGATCAGATAGAAGCTGCTGATGCTGCTTTGAAAAAAATGGAAGAGAGCGGTCAAAATGCAGTAGGAAATGTTGCTGGCGGCAGCAAAAAAATGAAAGATGCTCTTAATTCCGCCTCGGATGCTGCTGGACAAGCAGCTAAGAATATAGAGAAAATGAATGTAGCTGCTATGGCTATTGATGGAGCTATAGCCGGTTTTCAAACCACTTTCAATATATTAGGAGGTGTTAAAAATATATTGAAAAATGTTATTAGCACTTTTGGTCAGTTTGCGCTTTCAGTAATTAGATTTCCATTTGCTTTATGGAGTTTCTTGTTTGAAAAAGCTGCCGGTGACGGCGGAGGCGGAAGTGGCTTAAGAGAAGCTTTAGAAGCCATTAGAAAAGAATTTGGTGATTTAAGTACTAATGGTGCTAAAGCAATTCAAGACTTAGCTAAAAGCATGAGTGGCACTCTTGGTCCAACTACATTATCTGTTTATAAAACATTTGGCAACTTAGCAGAAAGATTGAAGTATTTTACTGAACTTGCTAAAAATCTTGGAAACATGTTTGGTGTTATAGTTAGCGGCGGCTTAATAAAAAGTGCGGAAGCAGTAGGAGCTTTTCAAAAAGGTCTTAATATTAGTGCTGAAGGAATGAAAGCTGTTGCTCGACAATCTATTATATCTGGCAGAACCATGGATGAAGAGCTAAGGGAAACTGCCAATTATGCAATTCAAATGGGAGAAGCTTTTGGAATTAACGCTCAAGTAATTGGTCATGATATGGCTGAACTTGAGGCAGATATGAAACATTTCGGAGGAATGAGTAAAAAGGCTCTTTCAGAAACTGTAGTATATGCACACAAACTTGGTATTGAAGTTAAATCACTTGCTGGTATTATGGATACCTTTGATAATTTCGATACAGCAGCCGAAGCCGCTTCGAAGTTAAATCAACAGTTTGGTATACAGATAGAAACTGAACGAATAATGAGGGCAGAGAACCCTGCTGAACGTTTAGATCTCTTGCGACAAGGACTTGAAAGAACTGGCAAGAGTTTTGAAAGTTTAAGTAGGCGTGAACAACAATACTTGGCAACAACTGTTAATATGTCTCAGGAAGAGGCAGCGTTAGCATTTGCACAAGAAAACAGAGGATTAAGCTTAGATCAAATTAAGAAAAAATCTGGCGAAGCAGAAAAGAAACAATTGTCACAAGCGGAATCAATGCAAAAGCTTGCAGGATCAATTGAAAGATTAATTAAATCTGGTGGTGGATTGCAAAAAGGATTATTTGCAGCCTTCTTTGAAGGTTTTGAAAGAGGTATATTCCGAAGTAGGGACTTCTTGAAAGTCTTCAGGGAAATACGGCAAGTCTTGCGAACGGTAAGGCGAGCTGGCATACAGGTTGGCAGAGCATTCGTTGAAACATTCCCAGGAGTTCAAGATATCGTAAAGGGTTTACAAGGCTTATTCAATCCTGCTCGTTGGAAAGCAATGATGGATAGAGTTGTTGGAGTTTTCAAAACCTTCTTCAAAGAGTTACAAACAAATCCAGAAGCTGGAATGAAAAATCTTTTTGATAGATTAAAAAGTATATTTTTTGATCATTTTGATGCATCAAGTGGTGCAGGCAGAAAGATAATAGAAGGTTTTAAAACATTCTTTAAAACTATATTGGCTGCTGGTGTCGCTGGACTTAAAATAGCCATACCTTTGTTATTTGATGGATTAACTAAAATTATCAAAGGCATTAACGGCTTCTTAAAAGGCGAAGCATTGCCTATAGATGTTAATGGGTTCGGTGGACAATTAATGGAGATATTGTCCGGATTATTCAAAGCAATTAAGGATGCTGCGCCTCCTCTAATAGAAGCTCTTAAAGAACTGTTTAGCACCGCATTTGCAAAGCTTTCCGAGATGATTGAGCCATATAAGGGAAGAATAATGTTACTATTATTTGGACCTGCATTATTTCGTAGTGCTTTAGGTGGTTTGACTGCTGGATTAAGTAATTTGTTTATTCAATCAATGGTTAAAGCAGCTACTACAGCATCTGCCTCAACAGCAGCTCAAGGTGCAGTAGGAGGAATTGCAAGAAGAATGCCTCCTATGCCGCCACCTGGAAGAGCATTAAGCAGCATTCCTTTAAGTCCACGTGCAGCAGGGCAGATAGTTCAAACAAACGATGCTCTTGGAAGATTTGGAGTTACTGACGCTACTAAATTAGGATTAAAGTTAGTTGCTATAGCTGCTGCATTAGCAGTTGGTGGCTATCTTTTGTCTATAGCAGTAAAAAAGATGGCGGACGAGCTTAAGGATACTCCAATAGAAGGAATTGTTAAATCATTAGCTGTATTAGGTGCCGCAGCTATAGGAATAGCTGGATTAGGTGCCGCCTCTAAGCTTCTTTCAAAAGTTAATCTTGCAGATGTAGGAAAGGCATATTTGACAGTAGGTGCCCTTATTCCAATGGTTATTATTATAGCTGGTGTTTTGGCTATAGTTTCTGAGATGCTTTTACAATATTCAATTGGGGATGTTATGAAAGCAGGAATAGCTATGGGTGCAGGTGTTATAATATTTACAGCCGCAATTCCTCTAATAGTTGCCGCTGGATTGCTTGGTGCCTTAATAGTCGCAACAGGCGGGGCGGCGTTGGCCGCCGCCGCTGTTGGGTTTGGAGCCATATTAGCCGTTGTTGGTGGAATGGTTTATAGTATTATTGGCTTTATAGATAAAATCAAAAATATCAACATAGGAAAACCAGCAGATTTTGCACCGAAGTTAGATGCATTTGTCAAGGTTTTTGGGGCTATAATTTCATTTGCAGGAGTTTTTTCTGCAATAATGACTGCGGGAGCAATATCTTCAATTACTTCATTAATAACAAATCTGAGCCCGGCTGGATTATTAAATAATTTATTTGGTGCTGGAGATGGAGGTCCGCTCGCACAATTAAACAACATCATTAAAGGAATGACTGGTAGCATAACAGAAATAATAACTACTATATCTGGCAGTTTGAGTAATATAACTCCAGAACAATTGAAAAGTCTTGAAGCGATTGGTCCAGTTATAACTGCCGTCGCAGCTTTAGCAGAAGCAATAAAACCACCAGAAGGTGCAGGAGGCGGGACCGAGGTTGGATTAACTGGAGTTAGCGTTCGTAGGGCAACCGATATTAATGCTTGGCTCATAAATATGAAAAATGTATTAACCGGTCGAGATGGCTTAATTAAAACTGCAAGTGAAGTTGTTAGAGAACTATCTACAATTCCAAATGTAAATGTAGAAGGGGTTAAGGCTTCGGGTTCTATATTGAGTGGAATAGTTGGTTTAGTAGGAAGCATTAAAGTTGATCCTGAATATGTAAAAGCACTATCAGAAGCCAGAGAAGGAAGACTTGGTGCTCTTCGAAGAGCTGCTTTGGATGCAATTGGCGACCAAGTTAAGGGGGTTATAGCTATTATCGGTGCTGTAAAAAATGATCTTCCTGCATTGATAAGTGGAATAGTTGAAGTAACTAAAGGATTAACAGCAGGACAATTAAACAGAGCTGTCAAAGGTGCAGAAATTGTTGGCTCTATCATTGGAACAGTTGTTAGTTTAGTAAACTCGGTTAAAGAAACTGGTTCTGTTGAAACTAAAAGTGGCGGAACAACTTTTAGTGGAACTACTTTTAGAACTATATTTCAACAAGCCAAGCAGATGGTTGAAAGTTTATTTGGCACGGGTGGGGGTGGAGTTATAAAGACGATTGTAGATGCTATTAGTAATTCCGGAATATCCGGATTGCCAAGAGGAATAGATACTAAAGTTAAAGCAGTCTCAGAAATATTAAATGCAGTTATTAATATTTCTTCTTTGGGTCAAGAAGGCATAGGAAATCTTAGTAATGGAATTACTGCCATTAACAGTCAATTAAATAGCATTGCCGGAGCTGGCGGTCCTTTTGCTCAAATGTTAGATAGTATTAATGCTGTAGGAGGAATTCTGAACGAATCAAATCCTGTTAATATCAGCACAAGTCTTAATCGCTTCGTTAATAAAGCAGGACTTGCTACTGGAACATATACGATCAACAATAGAAACTTTACATTACAAGTTAACGTTGAAGTCAAACTGGATGCAGATAGATTTGAACAAGCATTAGCAACCCGCCCAGGAGAGTCACGCTTTGTTCTACGTGCTCCACAAGGAGGCGGAGCAGCAAGGTTGCCGTGAGGATGAGGAAATATGTCATTATTTGATGAATTAATGAAACAAGATCAATATTATCAGTTATTTGATCATTATCCTGATGATCAAAAGCAATTAATCATAGAAAAAATAAAAGAATTCATGGAAGATGCTGAAAAGCGAATTATCATTCCTTTACAGGAAGCATCTGATATAATTTCTACAACAAAAAAAATATAGAAGTAGTAGTTATACTATATGCCACCAAGAGATCCAGTAATTCCATTAGTGCCACCGAATTCGGATGTATCGCCACGTAGCAATACATCAACGACATATCCTGCAAACGTTACAGAAGTATTAGCTACTCAAAACAAATCAACCATCTCAATTGTTCTTACAACTTCTGGAGAACGCAATACATTTAAGTTTGATTCAGATGATTATAACATTCAAACTTTAAGAACCGCCCAAGCATATGCCGTTGGAACCACATCGGAAGCAAAAAACAAATATGGTATCGACTCGCAATTGACCGAAGGAGCTATATTGGGATCGGTTA